GAACGCCTGCGCTGATCGAGCGCAGACCGGAAGCGAGAGACGAAACGGAAGGAAGGTTAGCGTTACCGAACACTGTAAGATTTGACATTCGTTTTCTCCTTAGACGAGTTTACCAAGAGCGGCAGCAAGCTGCTGGCCGATCTGCACCGCCGCCGGGCGAGGATCATCCTCTGACGCCAGCGTGTTGCCCGATGAGACGGAAACGACGTGGTCCGCAGGCAACGCAAGCTTGTGCTTCTTCAGCACCTTCTCGGCCTTCGCAGGACTAAGGATCGTCATCTCAGTCAATTCCATTGCATTAACACCCATTGCGCGCATGGCTTCAAGGGCTTTGTTCTCGTCCACCCACTGGCGCAGCGCGCGCTTGGGGACAAGCTTGTAGCCGGGCACCGGCAGACCGGCCTCCAGCGTCTGCATCGCCAGCGCCCGCACTTCCTTGATCCAGCTTTCCAACTGGTCAGCCATGCCAAGGTAGTCGGACATGTTCTCGATGCTAAGATCCTTCAGCGTGGACACCAGCGCCCGGTCAGCCGCGCCGGTCATGATGGGGCAGATCGCCTTGGCGGCGCACCAACGGCACCAGTCGCCCTGCGCCAACGGCGCGTCAGGCTGCTGCGCGATCTTCACCGCAATGATTAGCTCTTTCTCGAACAGTTGGATGCGGCGCGGGGTCGTCTCCCAACGCTTGACGTAAGGCGGCTGCACGATGACCAGCTCGATTTTGGTCGCGCCTTCAAACGCCCACTGCGCGGCGGGGGTCCGCATGGCCGCAGCGGCGTAGAACATAAGCTGGGGGTTCTCCTCGACATCGACGGCCACGCCATCGCCGAACTTCCAGTCCACGATGTAGGCCGTGTCGCCGATCCGCCCGACAATGTCGGCGGACCCGAACACGCCGGGCAGCAGATCGCCGAACCCGACGACCACCTCGGTCTCGAACTCCATCTGTCTGTCGGGGTCGATGTCATTCAGCGCCGCCAGCGCAGGCAGCAGCTTGTTGTCGATCAGATCCTGATCAAGCGTCACGTCCGCATGGACAGCGCCAAGGAAATCCTGCGGCGTAGCCTTGCCGTCCAGCACGTCCGCGATGACGTTGTGGAGCAGGGTGCCGGTGTCGGCGTAAACGCTGGACGGCTTGGGCGGCATCTGCGCAACGAGCGTCACGGAGCCAGGGCAGTTGATGACGCGCTTGGCGGTCGAACCGCCGACGATGTTGGAATGTTGGGCCATTAGATTACCTCAGTGGAGTGTTGACGAAACCGACACTAGATTTTCTTTTACGGGTATGCAATACATTTTTTTATGAGAGAAAGCGAGATCGAACGATATTTTGTGTGGGCCGTCATGCTGCTTGGCGGCACTACTTACAAGTTCCGGTCGCCCACGCAGCGCGGGGTGGCGGATCGGATCGCGTGTATGCCCAACGGCGAGACGTGGTTCGTGGAACTCAAGACCAAGGGTGGGCGTCTTGCGCCGCTCCAAAAGTTATTTGCAACGGACATGCTGCGCCTCGGGCAATTCTACGTCTGCCTGTGGTCAACAGAAGGGGTAGACGAATGGGCCTCGCATTACGACCCTACCAAGAAGAAGCCGCAGACTTCCTATTTGCCCGCGACCGAGCCATGATCCTTGCGCCAGTGGGCGCAGGCAAGACGGCCATTACGCTGACGGCCATGACCGAGATGGTCGCAGAGGGGCATGTCAAGCGGTGGCTGGTGCTGGCCCCCAAGCGCGTCTGTACGGACGTGTGGCCGGTCGAACGTCTGAAGTGGGCTCCTGACTTCGACATCGCTATCGCCACCGGGACGCCAGCGCAGCGTCAAGCGGCGTTTGACAGCGCCGCGCCCATCGTCGTCACCAACTACGACAACATCCAATCGCTGCCGGATCTGTCGGGCTTCGATGGCGTCGTCTTTGATGAGTTGACGCGGCTCAAGAACCCCAGCGGCAAACGCTTCAAGGCGCTGCTGGCGCACCTCGACAAGATCCCGTTCCGGTGGGGCCTGACTGGCTCGTTCACGTCCAACGGGCTTGAGGACGTATTCGGCCAGTGCAAGGTGATCGACCAGACGCTGCTGGGCCGGGCCAAGGGCGCGTTCCTTCAGAAGTATTTTGTCTGCATCAACCGCGACTTTGGCGACTGGCAGCCGCGCAAAGGCGCGCTGGAACAGGTCATGGACGCCATCCGCCCAGCGACCTTTGTGCTGGACCCTGGCGAGTACAGCGACAAACTGCCGCAGCTAAATGTTGTGGAGATGCGCTGCGATATGCCCGACCGCAAGCCTTACGAGAAGATGAAGCGCGACTTTCTGTTGGAGTACGGCGAGGACAAGATCATCGCGGCGAACGCCGCCGCCGTGACGAACAAGCTCCAGCAGATGGCGTCTGGATTTGTCTACGATAACAAGACGATAGCGTCAGAGGAAAAGGGAAAGTTCACTATGAAACAGAAAGTCATTTGGTTTTCGACGCACAAGTTTGAACTGATCGAAGAGATCCTGAACGAGAACCAGCGCGACAACACGATCATCGTCTACAACTACAAGGAAGAACTGGCCGAGCTGATGCGCCGGTATCCTCATGCCCGCACCATTGACGATTTTAACGCCATCCCGCGCTGGAACGCAGGCGAAATCGAGCTGCTGCTGATCCACCCCAAGTCCGCCGGTCACGGTCTCAACCTTCAGTTTGGCGGCTGCAAAATCATCTTCCTGTCGATGCCCTGGTCGTTGGAACTGTTCGAACAGACGGTAGGTCGCCTGCACCGGGGCGGCCAGACCAAGGATGTCTGGTGTTATTTGCTGATCTGTAATAAAACAGTGGACGAACGGATCTGGGGCGCGCTTCAGGACAAGCGCGCAATCTCAGATATAGCACTTGAGGAATTAACAGCATGAACTGGCGCGAAATTAACAAAGTGCTGCCCACGCTGGACGAGGATACCGTCAGGCGGATGCTGGCGGACGAGCGCACAGGCGAGCAGCGCACCACCGTCCTGATCCGTCTGCATCAACGCTACACGGCGCTGCGGGCGGCGCGGGAACGCACGGAGATCCTTGGGGACGTGGAGTTTCCCAAGGTGGCCGCGCTCACTTAGCGCACCAGCCTTCGCGCCGGGCGTTGTTCTGCTTGACCTCGATGATGGTGCCTGTGGTGTCTTTGGACGACCAAGACACGTCCTTCCAGACCGTGCAGACCGCCGCGTTAGTCTCGACGGTGCTGGTCAGGGTTACGCACCCGGTCAGGGGACAGATCAAGAGCGTCAGCAGCATCCACCGCATTGCGTGTTCTCCGTAGCACGTCCGCCGTCGCCGCAGCCTCAATCTTGGCCATGGCGTCTCTGCGGATCTTGTAGTAGACGCCGGTCAGCGTCATTACAATGATGACGCCCATGATGGCGTAACGCCCCAGCGGCGTAAAGAGCAGGCTAAACACCGTGTTCGTCCATGTGCTTCTTGCGCCAGAACCAAATGGCTGCACCCGCGCCAATGATCGCCAGCATGATGATAAAGTTTACGTTGTGCAGCAGGCCCATGATTTGATCCATCACGTCAGAAGCATCCTTCGCCTGCGCCGCGATTTCCTTAGCAACGCCGACGCTTCCAAGCCCTGCCGTCAGTAGCGCCGCGTTACCTTGCTTGCTGTCCGCCATTGTTCGAACAGGTATGGGCTCCGGCGTAATACGCTCCTCATGCTCATCATCAGTCGGCTCTTGTGTGGGCTTGCTGGAAGAAGTTGCGTCCCCGGAGGACCACCACGCACTTTCGGCCTGACGGCGACGAAGGAGGCCGGGGAGAACCTGCATGCCCTTGCCGGGGATCTTGCCCTTGGTCCACTTCATCAGCTCAGCGGGGACCGCATCGAACTGCCCGGCATTCACCTTCTTGAGCAGGGTAGACGACTTCAGGGCGCCAATACCGGCGTTGTAGGCGAAGTCCACCAGCACGTCGAACTGGTTCTGTGTCAGTTCAACCTTGATCAGATCCTGAACAGAACGCTCGTATTTGATCAGATCCTGACGAAGGATCGTGTCCGCCTGCGCCTGCGTGATGGTCATGCCGTCGTTGACCATAGGAGCGCCAGCAGCGGACGTGTGGCCGTAACCAATCGTGCAGACGCCTGCCGGGCAGCGATACGCCTTCAGTTTGCAGCCTTCGAATGTCTTTAGAAGGTTGTCAATACCGCCCTGACTCATCTGCATGGCGTAGCTCCTATCTGTGAACAAGACCGATGGCGACAAGAAGAATGCAAGCGACGACCACAACAATCGTAAGGATAGCAGAACCCCAGATCAGGACATTGCCCATAAATTCCTCCTGCTCTTTTTCCGCTACCAGAGCCGCTGCCTTCTGGTCCTTCTTGATCTGCGTCGTCGCGGCGACGACCTGATCCCACGCCGCCAGACCAAACTCGCCAACGAAATGGTTTTTCAGATCTGCCATCATAGCGTCGGCTTCCGCCTTGGCGGCGTAAGCTTCCATCGCCATCTGTTCGGCGCTCTTGCCCGACATGAGGCTACCGCGATGGGGTTCGGCGGCAGCGCGTGTGATCGCGCCCACGCTGTCAAACAGCGAGCCCAGATCCTTAGCCATGCCCTGTAGCTCTTTGCCAACGGCTATGCCGCCCTTGACGGCCTCATAGCTGGCTTTGGCAAGCGCAAGGATCGTAAGCGGGTCCATTAGGTCTCCGATGCGCCTGCGCGCCAATCACGGACGGCTATGCGTATGCGGATGGCGATCAGAATTGCGGAGCCCACGGTCACGCAGAGCCCGGCCCACGCACCTAGCTCCATCGCCCACCACGGGAGCGTCAACGCCCCCGCAGCGATTGCACCATCAACGGCCAGCTTCGTGTCGGGCATCACCGGCGTCCTTATTCAGTTGTGGGCTGCGCGTACATGAGCGCCTGCGGAATTGTACGCCCTGCAACATCTCCAGTAAATGCACTCATAGGCGCGCGAACATCGCCGCGACGCATAGACGCAGCCAATTCATTCGCGTAGCCTCGCGACATAAAGTTCTGTAGCCCTCTCGCGCCCGCACCCGTTCCAGCAAGCCCCGCGCCAAATGCCATTGCGGTAGGATCTTGCGTATATACGCCATAACCCCCTACAGCAGCCGGAAGAACCGCGCGCACCATGCTGGCTTTAGACAGATTGCTTGGGCCAAGCGCGCCGAGAAACGAAAGCGCAGTTGAATTTGCGCCGCCTTCGGCGATATTTGAGATGGCTGCGCGTTCCTCTGGGTTAAAATACCTAAGCCGGTTGGGGCTGTTAGATATTTTGCTAAACTCACTTTTAAGGGCGGAGGAAAAATTGTTGCCTTGCGACGCGCGATCAACGGCCCTAAGAATATCTTCGCTTTTAGCCCAACGAGAATACCCGCCAATACCGCTCATAAGTGCCTGTTGCCCTTCAGCGACATTGCCCGTTGTTGCAGCAGCGTTGGCGGGCGTCGTAATAAAATCATCCAAACGATCTTCAATAACGCCAAGTAAACGACTAGCGGTTCTCGGCGCGCCCCGATGAAGATCACCAATGTCCTGACGAAGCGCGTGAAGCTCGTCAATGGTTCGCGGTTGTCCTTGATACCGTTGTATCAATCCAAGAGCGTCATCGACCGCTGCTTGCCGGTTAGACAATGGGTTCCAATTGTTTGCGCGCAAAGCAGTTTCTGCTTCTTGGGAAAACGTATTGAACGCCGCTGGATCGTAACGTATTCCGCTGTTTGTAGCAGTTTGAAAATCTGCGCGAGCCTGCGCCAACGCCTCGTCACGAGACACATTCGCACCAGTAGCGATATTGCGCGCGCCTTCGGCAGCGCGAACGCCTTTTTCCAACAGCGCCGGTCCAGCCTTGCCACTAATAATACCACCCGCCAAACTGCCTGCCGCAAGAGCGTAAGGATCTTCAACGCCAGCTTCTTTCATGGCAACTGGCGTTGCCGCCGCGCCTGCGCCGCCAAAAGCTTGCGATACGGGCTGTTGAGCAAACCAGTTAGCGACGCGTTGAACGCCGGGGCGCAAAGCATTAGTCGCAATGGTACGCGCCGCGCCTGCACCGCTCAAACCGCTAAGAGCGCCTTCAGTAGCCGCTGCTTGAAACTTTTCTTCCGGCGTTGTTGGTTCTTGATACATTCCGGCTTTGGCGTACATGTTACGCAAAGCTTCAGAACCAGACGGCATAGGTTTAGCACCGAACGGCGTAGCTGCTAAGTTATACGCTCCTGACGCCAGATCGGTTAGCGCCAGCGCGCCCATACCAGCCATAGCCTCCACAGGCATCGTAACCGGCGCGGCGGGTCCGTCTAACGCGCCCATAGCCGCGCCCATACCCGCCGCCGTTGCGTAGGGAAGCGCGGCACCAGCAGATGTTTTTATCGTGCTTGCCACTGAAGATGCGGCGGAAGTTTCTGGCGCAGATTCGCGCCCAGTGGGCATACCCGCGCCGGACGTTTGCGAACGTGCGTCCTTATATGCCGCCGCGATAGTGTCAAATTCAGGTGTACCGCGCTTGTCGGCGTTCTTGACAATCCACGCCGCGTATTCGTCCGCAGTTGCCATCATTTTTCTCCGCGAAGAATTGCATCGGCTGCGTCATGTATGTTGGTGGGTGAAGCGGATTTAGCAGAAGACGGATTTTGCGGTTTGCTACCCGTAAGATCTTCAATTTTCAATTTCCTGTTAGTGCCAAACCGTTCGCTCAAATTGTTGAGCGTGTCAACAATCGTTTCGACAGGTTGACCGGGGTTAGATAGTGAGTTGAGATACGCGCGCATTTCCGCGTTAGAGTCAATATTCTTCGCCGACATTCCTGTCGCGCCCATAAGCGCCGACAACATTGTTTGACGAGTGTTAGCAAGCGTGGAGACAGGGCCTCCGCGCTCTGGCGAAACTATCGTTGTTAATCCCGGCGCGGCAACAGCCGCCGCAGCTTTGGCGCGGTTTGCCATAGTTGTGTCAGAGCCGACAAGCATACCTTTAGAACCAAGTTTCTTATACTGTTCAACAAGATTTGTAATAGTTTTGTCAAACTCTGACTTTGCTTCCTCTCTTTCAGCGTCAGTGAATTTTTTATTGATTTCAAGTTTTTGTGTTTCTTCTGCGCCCTTTTCTGCCAATTTTGCTTCGCCAGCGCGTGCGGTAAGTTCTTCAATCGTAGTCGCAGGCGCGCGAACAGGCGCAACATTTTGCAGGGTTCCAGGAGCAGGCAACAACGGCGCAGTGGGGCGCGCAAGCGCGTTGGCTATCGGAGCCTGACCATTCAGCATGTTTGCCATGAGCGCGTTATTGACCGTAGGTGCGCCAAGCGACATGGGTGCGCCTCCAGCGGGCACAAACCCGGCGGGAGCGCCGCCCAAACGGGCATTGCCCGCCGTCATGGACGCCGCCATACCTGGCTGACCGCTAAATTTATTAGCCGCCCACGCAGCTATATCGCCAGCCGTCTTGCCTTCAAGCACAGACTTGTTGGCGGCGATAGCGTCAGGGTTAAGAAGTTGTGACACGGGCGTATTGGGGTCGGCACTGAGGACGTTACGCGCGCCACCAGCACCAAGGAAGTGCGCCAGATAGGTGTTACCGGGCGTGGGCTGGATGCCCGCGCGGGTCAACGATGCGATGTTGTCTGTGCGGAACCGTTGTTCCAACGCCGATTCTATCGGGGTTCCATCCGCCAACTTGGTGCCGCGCAAAGCCAAAATTTCCGCAGGCGACTTGCTTGCCAATTCAGGAAACACTTTTTTAGCTGTACCGACAAACGTGCTGTCGATAAACTGATGCAACCCTTGCGCGGAAGACATGGGATTTTTGCCCGTGCCTTCAATCTGCGCGTTGCTTTGAGCGTAGGCATCCCCAATAGCGGTCGCACCAGCAGCCGCAGGCAACGGTTGCCCGTTTGCGGTCGCGCGCGACGCACCAGCAGGTTGGCCTACATTGTATGTGTTTGTAGTTTTATCATAATTAAGGGGTACACCGCCGGGACCGGCTATAACTGTCGTTTTATTTTGCGCTGCCAATCTTGCCGCAGCTTGCGCTTGCGCGGTCTGTTCTGCGGTCAACATCTGCTTTTCTAAGACGCCACGGTTTCCTTCAAAAGTTTCAGGCCATGCTTTAGCCAATTCAGGATATTTGCTTACCACGCCTGCGCGCAACATTTCATACGCTGGCGTAGCGCGCGCGTCGTCAAGCGCCAACACTTTGTTCAGCATTTCCGAATAAAGCTTGTGATCCGCAGTTATCGCGGTTTGTTTTTGCGCGTTGACTTCGCCTAATGCTTTTTCATTCTGAAGAGGGATCTGGCCTACTTGCGCCCGCAACAATTCCTGATTGAGCCCCGCTGTCTTGCGCGCGTCCGCTTCCTTTTCGTATATATTTCTCAATTGAGGTGAGATCATCCCCACTTGCTGCAATCCTGCGGCGGAATATGGGTCGCCACCGGAAGCCAAAAATTGGCGCATCTGGTTTTGTTCGTTGGTGGCGCGCTGCACTTCAGCCAATTGCGCTTGATGGAGCGCCAACTGGTTGAACTGCGCGTACTGCTGCAACGGATCAGGCAATTGCATGGGCCGGATCTGCGATGCAATGCTAAAGTCTGCCATTGTCGTTAATCCTTAGCCTGTTACGGGGTGCCAGTCATAAACGGACCTTGGCCCGTATAGCCGCCTGCACCATAACTGTACGGGTTTGCGCCGCCGCGCAGACTGCTTATCAGCGAATTTGTCTGGTACTGGCTGATGCCCTGACCCAAACCCTGATTGATAGCGTTGGTTGCGCCGACGTATCCAGACGCCTGCGCCTGCCCGGCGTTGTTGATGTTCTGCGCCGCAGCCGTACCGTAGTTGCCTGCCGCTGCGGCCTGCCCCGCCGCCGATGCCTGACCACTACCGATGAGCGTCTGCAACGGCGCAATCTGATTGGTGCGGTTGGTTTGATAACGGTTAAAAGCGTTCTGGTATTCCTGCGATCCAGCTTGCTGGCCGTAGTTCGTCGCAGCCTTGAGCGCCGCCCCCGAGATCATGCCGCCACGGGCCGCAGCCTGCGCGTTCAAGCCCTTCATGCCTTCGCTCAACCGAAAGGCGTAGCCGGGGTCTGCCGTAAAGTTTGACATACCAAAGTCGCCCGCGTACTTGCCATAGCCCGGCGCGGTCGTGTCGCCGCCAAGGCCAAGGTAAGACCGAAGCTGGTTCTGAGCTTCAATGCCTGTATTGGCGTAGGGCGACAGATCCTCGCGCTGCTGATTGTACATCTGCAACTGCGTGGCGTTTGCCTGATTGGCGGCGTTTTTCTGGGCATTAGCGGCTTGGCTGGAGCCATAGATGCCCGCGCCAGCGCCCAATACGCCAGCGCCAAGGATAGCTGCACCAGTTCCGCCCAGCGCGGCGACTGCAAGACTTGACATTTTAGTCTCTCCTTGAGGCTAAACTGAGCCCTTGTCGGTAGTCCAATGTGATCTCGTCACCTAGATCGCCACCTTTGCAACCCACAATATCACATGTAGCGAAAAGATGTATATCCCCGTTGTCCGCCAGCACGGCGACCGCGTTGGGCCGCTTGCTGTGGTTCGTGTATCTTCCAGCAGGCGTTCGCATCCCATCAAGACGCCCCGGCGCGATCATTTCGCCTTCCGCAATGGCGGCGGTAGCGAACAAACCCTTACCTTCAATGGGCGATGGTCCAACCATAACCTTGTATGACCCTACAGGAAATGGGATCTGATCAGAAGGATCTTCGGAGATTTGCCGCACCGTGTCGGGATCAAGACCATACTCGGCGATAGCCAGATGAAAATCCGCGATGTCCTCGGAATGGCCGAAGCTCAACAACATCTGTTGGTCACGCTGCGCGATCTGCCATGAATAGCTCTTGTCAAGGTACGTCGCCTCCAGCGTGGCAACATCCGTCTCGGTCGTAGGATAGATGTTCTGCCAAATCACCGTCTCGACAGCGTAAGCGATCTTGCGCCCTGGCGGGCCTACAAACACTTGCGGCGCGACTAGCTCCGTGCGCGTTCCATCCTCGTTGGTCAGAATAATGTGCCCAGCCAACATGATGTTTAACTGAGGCATTTTCTGTTTGTGCCCAATGACAAAAGTATCCGCAGGAATGGTCAATTCGCGAATGTATAGACCGGGCGCAAACCGATGCACAACCGGGCAATCGGGCTGGGGGTATTTCAACAGTTCTGTTTCAAGCGCCTGCACGTCCGCCTCCGAAACGCGCGGGCGCGGGGCGTCAAGTTCCAGCGTGTTGGCTTCAGCAGGCAGCATAAATCACCCTATTCGTACATGACGTTAACAGTACCGGCGTCGAACGTGTCGGTGCCGTTTACAGTGGTAAGGCGAACGCGATCAAGGGTTGCGGCAAGGGGAATTGCCCCACTTGTAAATGAGCATCCAGGATAAGTTAAATATGCAATACCAGTCGCCGTCCAAGTGTTTCCAGTAAGGTTTGTGAAAACAAAATTTCCGTAACGCAAGTTTGACGCGCTTGCTAACGTGTTAGATTCGCATAAAAAAGCAGACGTAGAGGTGCCTGTAACTACGCCGCCCGACGCAGTGGTCGCTACACTCGCGTAACCTGTCGTGACTACGCCAGATGAAGTTCCAAGCTGAATCTGAACCAAAGACGTTCCGCTTGTCGAAACACCATTAAACATCACCGTCACACGTTTTACCCAAGAAGGTATGCCGGTGAAGTCGATGCTGGTGCCGCTGGTAGACGCAACAGCAGTCATCTGCGTGATTTTCTGCGTGGCTGTGTACGACGTGCCGTTGGTGCTGAAAGGAACCTGACCTATGGCGGTGGGGGCGACAATCGCCGGGGTGGCGCTGGTCCATGTGGTGCCGTCTGAGGTTAGCAGATTGCCCGAGGTGCCAGGGGCCACAAACTGAACGGTGGCGACGCCGTTGCCCAGCACAACGTTGTTAGCGGTCAACGTGGAAAGTCCTGTTCCACCGTTGGCGGCAGACAACGGCGCAGTCAAACTGACGATAGTGCCGTTCGTGATCGAACCGCCGTACACGATGTTGTTGACAAGCTGGAACGTCGCCCCGTCATATTCAACCAGCATCATCTTGCCGGATTGGATGTCGCCCGCCGACAACGCCACCGAACCGTTCTTGGTGATGTTTGTGGCGGTCAAGCCGTCGATGCTCAGGGTTGCCGCGCCGCTATTGGTGTTGGCGGCGATGAAGCTGTAGATCGCACCGGTCGCGTAGGCGGTGAGCGTGGGTGTAGCCGTAGCCGTAATGGAGTTCGTACCGGCCACAGACGTGAGCTGGCTGTTGATGCCGAAAGGATCGTTGATGGACGGGATGCCGTCGTAGGTGCCGATCAGTTCGTTGACCGAATTGTACAGCACGAACTTCAGCAAAATGCCCGTTGCCTGCCAGATTTCGTTGGGGGTACGCCCGCCTGCGTTCAGAATGATAGGGTTGGTGTTGGCAACCGTTCCGGCGCTGGTCGTGTAGGTCGCTAACAGCGTGGTAGTGCCAGCCGCGTAACTGTACAGCTTGCCGCCGACCAGCGGAGAACCGTTGTCGTCAAAGAACTGCGCGCCTGCGCCAGCAAAAGCCGAAAGGTTGTAGGTTGTCATCGTCCGATCCTATAGTATCTGCGCCACGGACAAGATCGTGCCTGGAGCTGCGGGATAGGCTGGCGAACTACTGGCCGCGTAGGTTGCAATCTGAGCATAGCCTAGCTTGGACAGTCCGTACAGCTCGAAATAATCGCCAGCGGCGAACGTGTAGCTGAAGTTCACGGTCATCAAGACGCTACCAGCCACGCTTGCATGTTGCTTGGGGACCGTCACGCGCCTAGCGGTAGCTGTGGCGTTCACGCCGTTCACGCGCAACCAGATGGTCATGTCGTCATCATTGGTGGCATCGTTGTTGGTTAACTGGAGCGAGGCGTTGATGATGCAGCGCCCGGCGCTTGCAACAGTGACGCGGGACGCCGCAAGCGTGAACCCGTGCGTGGCGTAGGTAAGCCCTACCGGCACAATGGTAGGCGTGTTGGCCGTCCATGCCGTGCTGGTGGTGTCGTAAAACGCCGCGTTGGTTACAGATGAGGCGGCGACGGTGTACAGGTACTCAAAATAGCGAAACCATTCCCGCGTTGGCGTTCCGTTCTCGTCCTCTACGATGGGGACGCGCTGGCCGGGAATGCGGGTTTCGTTAAGCATTGGTGGGGCTCGCGATCAGTTGCGCGCCCATGATGTAGACGGGGACCGGATCTGTGCCAGAGATCTCGTACACCCGGTCGCGGATTTTCTGCGTCATGCCAAGCCTGCGCCAAAGAACGCGCTTGCCGTACTCTCCGATCAGGCCCATCGACCGCCAATGTTCGTTGGACCACGTATGGCCGCCGTCATCCGACCAACGTAGCATGACTTGCGGATCTGCACCCTGCACAAGCACCGTATCTGTGGTCTCTTCTGAGTCGCCCCCGATAGCGTCGCCAGACACCGCCGTGGACGAGATGCCACTAACGTACAGGGTTATTGATGGCGTCCCGCCGTCCAAACCTACGCCCGATTCGCAGTCGAGTTGCAGACTGTGCTGCGCGGTGCGCTGTAGGTTATTGGTGCCTGTTGGCAGCGCCCGCCACGAGCGCAACCACTTTTGGGTGCGTCCGCCGTCCGCGAACAGGGTCAGATCGTAGGTGTAGATCTCGCCAGTCTGATAATCGCCCAGCGTGATTGCGTTGTTGAAGAACGTCTGACACGCCGCGCGTTGGCGGATGAAATTGCCGTTGGCGTACCCAGCGCGTTCATGCCACGCGCCTGTTGCGACATCATAGACCCATGTAGCATTAGCAGACGGGAACGACAGCACATAAAACGCATGGCCGTCCTGTTGGTAGGTGTAGGCCGTAGCATCGCTGATGTTGGCGTACTGCTGGATCTGCCATTCGACGGCGTGGGTGCTGACGCGGACGCCCGTGTAGCCCTTGGCGCGGTAGACGATACCTTTGCCACGTGTGTCTGCGCCCAGCCAGAAAACCGAATTGTCAAGCTTGGCGACGGAATAGGTCGCGGCGCAACCGATCTCCATAAACGCGCCTTGGATGCGCTGAAGAGGAAACCCGGCGTTCCCGGCGTCGTACCAAACTTCAACGGAATTGGTGCCGAACAGCCATGCCTCGGAATGGTCTGCGATGGACGATACCAGATTGTCGGGTGAACCTTCCGCGCTTGCAAAATCCAGCGGGTCAATCGACGTACCATCAAGGATGGCCGTGGACCATACAAGCTGGCTGTTGGGCTCTATATAGATGAAATACCCATCCAGATATGAGACCGTCACCGCGCCTGTAAAATCAGGGTCTGTGATCTGACCAAAAGCGTTGGTTGTGCTGTTATATATGTAACTAGGACCGTTGCAGGCCACGAAAAGCTGATTGCCGTTATCTGCCATAGACACGGGGCCATCGTTAGCGACAGTCCCTAACAAAACAGAATGGTAACTGGTATCAACTTGATACAGGCGGTTGCCTGAGACGACGTACATGTAGTCGCCGTAGGAGTGCAGACCACGGATCGGGCCGGTTCCGATAGTGGCGAGCGAGCGCAGTCCTGGCGCACGTTGCAAGAACGCGGTGGTCTTGCCGCCAGAGTCTTCCGGCAGCACTTCGGGAAATAGGTTGACCATACGGCTGTCCGCAGCGTTGACGCTGCGGGCCACATACGCGGAGCCAAGGATGGGCGTTTGCATCAGAAGTTCCCGGCAAAGATGTTGAACCGCTGGCGGGTGCTGACAATGGCGTAGGGGATTGACATGATGTCATCAGGGTTGTTGATGCGCTTGAGATTGCGCTTGGAATACATCGCGATGCGCCCGACCGTGGGCGGTGGTTCAATGCCAAATTCAGGGGCGATTTCGCAAGCTAGGTTGTACCGAAACGCCCGCAGATAGCCGGGCGGAAAATACAACTCGGTCGAAAGCGTTGCAGGCTGATCCAACTGCGCCGCGGATATGAAATGCCACTCCAGCACCTTGGTAGGCACCGGGTAGACGTGCATGTCGATATTAGGGTAGTTGGTGTTGATCCACATTACCTGTGGAAAAGTGCTAGTCACGGTTTTGACCGCGATGCCGTCATACTGTTGCTGGTTGATCAACTTGATGCCGTAGGAAATGCCCGTCGAGGCATCCACAAAATACGTTGCGTCGTCCATCAAGACCGGGCGGTCGCCAACGAAGTCGCCGGAAGGCCCAAGCGTTTGGCTGATACGCCCAGGCAACCAAGAAAACACTTGCTCTTGCGTTGTGAACGTCGCGAGCTTTTCCGTACCCCAAGAGTCAATCATCTGATTGAGTGCGAACAACGCATCTTGCGACGTAGCCGCAGACGGCGTTTCACCTTCGGCCAGAACGCCCAGAAGGCGAAGGGCTCCGTTAATTTGATCCCCGGCTGTCGTCATAGCTGGCTATTCCCTCATTCAGCGGCCTGCGACCGCGCCGCCGGGGTGCAAGTTCATTTACCGGCTCTGACGTGTCAGAGAACGGGGCTTCGCCGGGAGTATATCGTTTCCAGCCGCTCTCTTCATCATAAATCGCTTCGGCTTCCATAGTGGCAACTTTGGTGCCGTGGATCGCATGGCGCATATAGATCATGAGTATACCCGTTGGAAAGACGCCCCGCCTTGCGACGGGGCGTCAAGATGTTAACCGATGCGGTAGAGCGTCCAAGCCGCATCGCCGGTCTTGCGAGCGCGGAACAACGAAGAGCTAGACACTGCGACACCCATCGTACCGACAAGGGTCCAACCCGTGTTGGTGGCGAGAGAGCCAATGTTGGCGCTGCTCAGGTTGATGACCGAGAAATCGAACGAGCTGTTCGTCTTCGCGTTTGTGAACAGCGCGTCCATGTCCGCCGCGAGCGGCAGGGTATAGTTGAGAGCCGAGCCAGGGGTGGTCGAGATGATACCCGTTGCGATCTGCGCGGCGGTCAGCGTGACCGCAGAAGTCAGACCGGACGTAATGTCACCTTGATCGCCAATGATGGGTTCGTTGACGTTGCCATCACCAAGCTGATAGCCGCCGCCGGAGTTGGGAAGAGCCATGATATTCTCCTAAACAGTTGAAAGGGGGAAATCTGGGGCCGCAGCCCCAGAGAGAAGTGGTTAGCCCCACATACGCACAGCCATAGGCGCGCGAATTACGGAGTAGCCGTACAGAACGTCGATACGGCAGGGCATACGGTCATTGTTGATGTCGTACTGGCGAACAATACGCATCGAGATGCCGTTATGAACCTGGCGAGAAGCCATATCCACACCCTGCGGCATGAGCAGATCAGCGGTGCCGAGCGTGATGGCGTTCTTGTTGTAGATCAGGTTCTGCGGATAGGCAGTCGAAGCCGCACCAAGAACGGTGACCGCAGCGTTGTCAGCCGGGAACGAATCCACGGTCGCCAGCGCCTGCGAGGACGTGTAGATTGCAGGAGAGATTGCAACGCTGGTCCACGCGCCGCTGGAAGCGGTGGCGGTGGCGGTGACAACAAACTGCTGCAAACTGCCGGTGGTCTGACGGGTCTGCGGGTTGACCGCGTACACGCCAGCAATGGTGAACACGTCGCCAGCCGCCAGAGTAGCCGAGCCTGTGCCGCCATCAATGTTGATGGTGGTCGCGCCCTGCGTCGTAACAGCGCCGTTGACAAGGATCGTGTCCGTAGCGGAACGCGAACCAGTCGTGTGCTGCACGATAGATTGAGACATGTTGACTTCGTCATAGCCAAGAACCCCTTCACCCATCATGCCGGTCTTGAACTGACGGCTGATCGTGCTGGTGGGGTTAAAGAAGCCCTTCATGCCTTCAACCAGACCGGCGTTGGCAGCGGGGTTTACAGTGGCGTAACGCTGGTCCATAGGAACGGCGGCTTCGTTTAGCTTCTGCTGGGCCTGAAGCAGGACAAGCGAAGTGGCGGGGGTCGTGCCGGGGGTGCCGACCGAGTTGTAGACGCTCTTGTAGGCGTTCGCCACGTCCGCGTCCACGCTGGCAGCAAGCTGGCTAACGCGGGGCTTCAGAACGCGCTCTGCGAAGTCATCCAACTGCATGGTGAGTTCGGCAGACGTGAAATTCACGCCAATGTGCTTCTGGGTAGAAACAGCAAGGGTCGTGTACTGCTCGTTGTCGTCCTGAACCTGAAGCGCAGCGCCGTTGGTGACGAGAGCGCGGTCAGGAAGGCGGATACGCAGCGTGGAACCAATCTTCGCACCTTCGACGGCGAAGCTGTCATCGTACTGGCGGTTCACGTTACGCGAAAGCACCAGGTTGTTTTCGAGGATCTCCAAGGCTTTCCTGGTGATCATGTCGATTGTGAGAATGCTATTAGCCATTGGTCAGCCTTTCAGGCGTAGAGGGTTAACGGAATTTCGAGGCTTCCAGCTTCTTCATCTGTCGCGCCCGATCTGCGGCAATCCATTCTGACGTGGTCATCGTTTTGATGGACCGTGGGTCAGTGGTGTCGAAAGCGGGAGCCCCACTGCTACGGGCAGTGACAGGCGAAATAGGCGTGGGCGCACTCGAAGATTTCTTGACCGGAGGATTTGAAACCAAAGTGGCTTCAATTCTACCGATCTCCTTGGCCTGCAAGATAGGCGACAAACGGGATATGCGGTCTGCTTCTTTGGGGTTGGACCCTAGATAGTACGCTACATCAGGACCAACATCAGAGGTCTGGATCGTCTCGGCCATTACGGTCGTGATGCGGAGGTTAGGGTTGTACGCGACTTGTTCGAAGTCATCGTATTTACCCCGCGCGTCCTCTTCGCGGTCGTGGTAGGCTTCTACATATTCAGACCGCTGCTTTTGAACTTCCCGTTCCCGTAGCATCTGTTCGGCGTATGCTTTCGCATAGGTTTCGACCGAATCAAATTGATCAGGTGGCGGTAATTCAGAAGGCGCAGTAGGAACAGCCCGTTGGGCCTGCTCCCGTTCCCATTTACGCTGTTCTCTTGCGAGGCGCTTGCCAACTATGGCGTCCAATTCTTCTTGTGTGAAAGACTTGGGCGTTTCAGTCGTTTGATCTTCCGGCCTTGTAGTTTCAGCAATAGGAGCCGCCGTAGCTTCCGATTCTGACGCGGGCGCCGGAGCGTCCGCTGGGGTAAGAATGTTGTCGTCGTTCATGGGTTACTCCGAGGAGTGCCTGGCTACCGGCCAGTCGGTTAAGCGGAAAGGCCAGCCACTTTCTCTTGGAAGGCCTTCACACGGGCCTCAAGGGCCTGCGTAGCGGAGGCCAGATCAGCGGCGCGGGCGTCAAGTGACGCCGCCGTAGCTGCCTGACGAAGTTCATTGGCGTTGCAAGACGCTTCCTGCCGAGACAGAAGATCCGCACGAGTTGCAAGCGCCGCATCGTTGTCCGCTTTGGCAGCGTCAAACGCAGTGCGGTCAGCTTTCAGTTGGGCCTGATCCGATTTCAGTGCCGCGCGGGCTTCCTTGGCCCCGGCGACCATCTCAGCGGCAGCAGCCTTGGCAGCGGCAAGCTCGTCCGCAGCCTTGGCCCGGTCTGCAACGGCGTCCTGCGCGGCGGACAAAGCTCCCTGACGGATAGCCAACTCGTCCCGCAACGCGGCCATCGTAGCCAGGTTTCGAGGAAGCTGGTTGGTAAAATAGTCCATGTAGTCCATTGGGGCGTTGTCCTGTGAGACGTTCATGGGGCCACCTTTAGGCGTAATAGCTGATGTTGAGTTTAGCGCCGCCTACCTGTTCGATGAACCGGATCATGGTCAGATCGCCATCATACTGGAGCGTAACGCCCACTGCGAGGGGCATACCGACAGACGCTGTGGGGGCGGTGTTGTCATCGCGCCAACGCACAGCTTGGCCTTCGGGAGTGATGAGGGCAATCACAGGACGGCAATTCAGGCCGTTCACGTCAACCGCAGGAACCGTCAACGCAGTAGATGCGCTGAGAGAAGTGATCTGCTGATAGCCCAACCGGGTCGTAATGGCTTTCAGATTAACCGACATCATATTCTCCTAGATTCCGTAAAGGACCGGATCTCTATAAAGTATTGCGTCGGTCCTGTAACCGGCGGGGCGGGGGTATACACGATGTCTACGGCCTGCCCGGTTAACGAGTATAAGCCATTCTGGGGTGAAAGCAAGAACCCGCGCGACAGGGTGGCGGATTGCCCAGCCAAAGAGTACGAACCATATGCACTGGTCAAGTTACGGTTGCGGTATATACCTATAGATTTACCCGTTAACGCATACGAACCATTAAGCGCGGTAATAGTATAGCCGCTAATAGGTGTGTACTGAATGACGATGACGCCTTGAGCGCCTGCGCCACCCGCGCGTTGTGTTGTAGCACCACCCTGTCCGCCGCCGCCGCCACCACCGCCATAGTTACCACCATTTTCGCCAGCTAGATGGGCTGTCATGTTGGTGCCGCCGCCGCCACCGCCGCCACCGCCAACGCTGCACGTTATGTCTATTCCCGCACCGCCTGCGCCGGGAACGCCAGCAGTTGAGCCTGTCCCTGCTGCGCCGCCGCCGCCACCACCGGAAGTACCAGCGCCTGCTGCGGAAGTTGAACTGACTGCGCCTGCACCGCCACCGGACCCAGAAGCATTGTTTCCTCCAGCACCACCAACGCCAGCGCCCCCTGCGCCGCCCGCAGTACCGCCACCATTGCCGCCGCCGCCTCCGGCTTGCGTTGTGTAAAGTGTACTAATGCCACCGGCACCACCAACACCTAATGGGCCACCAGCACCGCCGCCTCCGCCCCCTGCTATAGTATGGGATGAGTCACCAGTACCACCTCTGCCACCAGCACCACCATTGTAAGTTCCCGTACCACCAGCTCCACCCGCTGAACCGCTTGAAGTAGTGCCGGGATTACCGCCGCCAGCCGTATATGCGCCGGAATTAAAAGTAGTTGAACCGCCAGCACCACCATTGCTATTAGAGCCACTTGTTCCCGCTGGTCCGGCTGTCCCCGCAGCGCCAATGGCGTATGCGATTGATGCCCCAGCACTAGCCGAAAAATTAGTAACTTTTGTGTACCCGCCGCCGCCACCGCCACCGCCGCCCAAACAAACACTACCGTTGTTGACACGAATGGCTCCAGCGCCGCCACCACCGCCGCCAATCATTTGAATGGTATTGTCGCTACTATTCCAGTCGGCGGGAACAGTCCAAGAAGTGCCAGACGTAAGGACAATAGTGGTCAGCGCCATTTTGTTTCCCTTTTAGGCCGCCGCCACAAACATCACCAGCGCGTCCTTGAGGATGTATGGCTCTTCGCCGAGCTCAAACTCGTCGGCAATGCGACCGTCTTCAAGCATCTTGATAGCCATTAGGCACTCCAGGGCAGTGGAGGCGTCACAGTAGGAGGGTTCACCTGGTTGGCGATGTTGGTGGCAAGCCCAGCCTCGATGCTGGCGACTTGTTCAGGCCCCATAGACCCCTGCACCCACCCAACAACTTGATCCTGCGTCAGATCAGCGAAGGGGGTGTAGGGCGAACCAGCCTCGTAGGTGACGCCCGCCGTGCCGTAGGCGGTGGCGTTGTAAGTGCCGTCAGTGGCGTTGACGCGCCATGCCGCGTTGAACACAACGTCAGTCTGGCCTTCGGAGGTGGGGTAGCAGGACATCTGCTCGATGACCCAAGTGGTAGTGATGCTCATTGTACGGTTTCCCTTAAACTGAAGTTATGGTTTGCCACGCAGACCCACTGTACACGCACAGCTTGGCAAGCGTTGTGTCGAAGACAACCAATCCCGCCGCTGGCGACGATACGGCGTTCTTCTGAGTTGTCGTCATGTTCGGGAAACGGACGCCTTTTGTCGTTGATTGCGCGTCTAGAATTGCGCTGGCGTTTGGCGAACTCGTCCCAATCCCCACGTTGCCGCTGGAGTCGATGCGCATCTGCTCAGATAAATTAGTATTAAATGTAATTGGTAAAAATGAGCCTGTGCCTAGTTGTCCAGAATTAAATGACATTACAGTAGAAGTAATACTTATTCCGCCGTAAGAAGAATTACTAATGCTAGACGAATTAAAACAAGTTACACCCGCCGTAGTTGCACTACCGTTTGGTATAAAATAAACATTTGTGTTTCCATTTGTTACGTTTGATTGAAATGCTAAACGGTTGGCAGCCGTCGCATTGCTGAAGTCGCCAGTGATGCGCTGGGCAGTGCTGGAAAAGTTAAGGTTTCCAGAACCAATGTCCAATTTAGCTGTTGGCGAACTCGTCCCCACCCCCACGTTGCCACTGGAGTCGATTGTTGTAGAGCCGGGGAATGATACTGTTCCGCTAAATGTAGGCGAGGCAGACAACACAGTGTTACCTGAACCGGTGCTGGTCGTAACGCCAGTGCCGCCATTAACAACCGCAAGCGTACCGGCAAGCGTTATGGTGCCAGATGTAGTAACGGGGCCGCCGCTGGCGCTAAGACCCGTTGTGCCGCCGCTAACATTGACGCTAGTGACGGTGCCAGTGCTTGCGGTTGCCCATGTAGGCGTGCCAGAACCGCCGGACGTAAGCACCTGGCCCGCTGTACCCGCAGCCGAATACGCCAGCGTAGCGCCCGTGCCGTAAGGCACTGAACCGGCAACGGGAGTGCTGCTAGAACCAATCTGAAGTGTTTTGGCAGCCGCCAGCGTAATGAATACATTTTTAGTGCCAGATGAAAACGACACCGCGCTACCGCTGTTTGAAGACGACAAAACAGTTGTACGAGCAAAGACATTGGCGCTAGAATATGTACCAAGCCCCACTTCCCACTCAGATGTGCTTTGGCCTTGGATGCAATAATAGAACGTATCACTGACGCTCAAAACCGTAGAAAATGTCCGATAGCCAAACGGCGCAGATCCAGAAACGGTGATGTTTCCGGTGCCGGTTGTAGTTGATGTGTCTTGGACACGATCTGCGGTTATGAAGGTCATAGATCTATCCTATCAAGTAGCTTGGAACACGCCGTTTGTGGCGTCGAGCGTAACTGTAACTGTTTCACCGGCCGCAACAGCTTGGCTGGAACCGTAATCCCAATATGCCACAGGAGTGCTGGTAGTGCTATCCCAGAGAATGGCGTAGCGAAAGGTAAACCCGGCTCCGGTGGCGGTCCAAACAGATGGACTGGCAAGCACTAGTTTGTATGTGCCGCTAGTCTGAGCGGCGGAAGTTATGGATGCAGCATTGCCGCCAGCCGTGTAGCCGCCGCCAGTAGCAAGATCCGTGGTCCCCGCCGTAAACGTGGTATCCGCAGCGTTGACCGTAGACGCCAAAGCTATTTTCCACGCATCCGTACCGGCGTTGATGCCTTCCAGAAGTGGTTCAATTGCGGCGGTATATTTGACGTAAGATGCTGTAGGCATTTGCTACCTCACGCCAAAAATTTGAGTTTGTAGAGCGTTGACAGGTACAACCCTACGATTTCGTCGATGATGTTCTGAAGTGCGGTGTCTTTGTCTGACACCACATCATACCGGCAACCCTCAATCTCTTCGAGCTGATTTTCCAAAAATTCTACCACATTGGTAGTTTTTTTGGCGGTCTGAAGGCTGATGCCGCCAATCAAACCATGACGGCCCTGATACGCTTCGGCAAACTTGTCCGCCAGGTCAACGATGCCATCATAGAACCCTTGCAACGCCATGTGTTTAGCAAAGCTGCGGGTATTCAGATGGACCGAATGGGCTACGTCCCGTGCAAGGAACAGATACCCTACGAAATCGGATGCTTTCTTCATTGTGGCATTTCCTGCGGTGGCATTCCTTGGGGCGGCATTTCAGGGGGCATTCCCTGCGGCATTTCTTGCCCCATACCCTCGCCCATCAACTCTTGACCGGGCATTTCGCCCGCCAGATCGCCGCTAGTGATCATACCGTGGACCGTCCCCATGACAATGTCTTGGATCTGTTCGGGGGACATGGACGCTTGAACGGCAGAAATGCGCTTGGTCTCGGCGTCGAACGCCTTGATTGTCGCCTCAAAGTTTTTGCGCTCAAGATCCTGCATCTCAACAGACTGATGGACGTTCTGAAGCATCTTGTGCATCATTTCCATCTCTTGGCCCATCGCCTGCATCTGCTGTTCAGCAGCCTGAAGCGCCGGGGATTTGTCGTCCGTCTCCAAAAGCTTGGGGTCAATGGTCTTGGCAAACCGCTTGGACATTTCTTGCGCGCCAGGCCAATCCATGTTCTTGATGAACAGGTCGCCTGCAACGGCCCAAAGAGCCGGGTTGCCTTGAAGAAGCTGCGACATGGAATCCAAAGCTTCCTGACGCTTGGTCATGTAGCTTGGCCCGGTCGTAACGCACACATCGTACTTGCCAACGCCGGGGTTGTAGATCTTCTCGATCACAATGTTAGGATTTTCAGGGCTAACGATCTTCTTAACCGGCTCTTGCTGCGTCGGGTCAATCTTTGCCATGCCCGTCTCGCCATCCATACCAATGATGCGAGCGATGCGCTGGGTGTCGTAGATTTTGGGAATCATGTCTACGATCTGGCGGGTCGTGTAACGGATAGCGCGGGCAAGGTTGTCAACGTAGTGATACGTGCCTGTATCGCCTTGTTTTTCACGAGCCAATATGGCTCGGCCCGACCGCTCGTTGCTGGTCGCGCCCAAGCTACTGTCGTACTGACCAGTGGTCGATTTGATGTCGTCAGAAGCGCCCGCCTTGGCCTGTATGAGGCCAACTTGCGCCATAGGCGGGGGAGACCGCTGCGGAAGCGGCAACACAGCTCCTTGGCCGTCCGTAACGTCAGGGTTAACTTCCAGATACGGCCAATTGTTGACGTTTGCGGTCTTCCACTGTTGCTCATAGCCTTCAAACTGGCCTCCGTAGCCGATAAACGGCGCTTTGGGGGCCAAAGCCAGCATCTCGGTCTCAGCGGAC